TTCATTCAAAAACAACTTAACCAAATTCCTAACTATGGTTCGGATACTCACAGAGATGGTTTTATCTTAATAAAAATAAAATAACAATGGATAATAATTTAGTAGCTGATTTTACAACTTGGGAAAGAGGTAAAGACTATCCTGAGTATATGGATGAGGTAGCACTTAGTACTATTTCAAAGGGTTATTTGCTCCCAGGTGAAACACCTAAAAAAGCATACAGACGAGTTGCTCATGCGGTTGCAATGCGTTTAAATCGTCCTGACTTAGAAAATAAATTTTTTAAATATATTTGGAATGGATGGATTGGACTTGCAAGCCCTGTTCTCTCTAATACTGGTACTGATCGTGGTTTGCCTATTAGCTGCTTTGGAATTGACACTCCAGATAGTATTAGAGGTATTGGCCTTACTAACGCAGAACTTATGCGTCTTACTTCGTATGGTGGTGGTGTGGGAATTTCCCTTAGCCGAATTAGAGGACGAGGAGCAAGCATTACAGGAAATGGAAGATCAGAAGGAGTAGTCCCTTGGGCTAAAATTTATGACTCAACTATTATAGCAACCAATCAGGGTTCAGTCCGTAGAGGAGCTGCTTCTGTAAACTTAGACATCAACCACCCAGATATTAAAGAATTTTTACAAATTCGTAGACCAAAAGGTGACCCAAACCGTCAATGTCTTAACCTACATCAATGTGTAGTTGTTGATGATGCGTTTATGAAACGCCTAAATGATCGAGACAGCGAGGCCATGTCATTATGGCTTGAGATACTTAAATCACGGGTTGAAACCGGAGAACCATATGTTATGTTTAGTGATAATATCAATAAAGATAATCCACTAGCATACCGTATGAACAACTTGAATGTTTCAATGACTAACATCTGTACTGAAATTACACTTCATACAGACGAGGAACATTCATTTATCTGTTGTTTATCTTCACTTAATTTAGCTAAGTATGATGAATGGAAAGATACAGATGTAGTTGAAATGGCTATCTATTTCTTAGATGGTGTGATGGAAGAATTTATCCAAAAGACAAATGGTAAAGAATCAATGATTCGTTCTCACCGTCACGCTAAAAAAGGTAGAGCATTAGGTTTAGGAGTAATGGGTTGGCACACTTTCTTACAACAAAAGAATTTACCATTTAACTCAATTGCTTCAACAGCTTGGACACACACTATTTTCAGCCAAATTAAAACACAAGCTGAAGCTGCTTCACGTAAAATGGCTGTTGAATATGGTGAACCACTTTGGTGTAAGGGTACAGGTATGAGAAATACACACTTATTAGCAATTGCTCCTACAGTTTCTAACTCACGTATTAATTCATGTTCAGCAGGTATTGAACCTCAACCAGCAAACGTTTATGTATTTAATGGTGCTAAAGGAACATTTATTGTTAAAAACCCAGAATTAGAAGTAGTACTAGAGAAAAAAGGATATAACATAAGTAAAGTATGGGACCAAATCTTAGCAGATAATGGTTCAGTACAAAATCTATCTCATGAAATTTTAACTGATGATGAAAAAGAAATATTCTTAACATTCCCAGAAATTAATCAGTTAGGTCTAGTTCAACAAGCCGCAGCTCGTCAACGTTATATTGATCAAACTCAATCACTTAATTTATCATTTGATCCAACTGATTCACCAAAATGGATTAATCAGGTACATATGGAGGCTTGGAAATTAGGTATTAAAACACTTTATTATTTACGTACTGATAGTGTAATTAAAGGAGATCTTGGATCTCGTACTGTAGATTGCGTTTCTTGCGATGGATAATAATATTTATAAACATAATAAAAAATAAAAATAATGGAATTTTTAAAAAAATTTTGGAACTGGTTACTAAGCCAAACTACAATTGATGAAAAAATTGAAGCTAAAGTAACTAAGGTTAAAAAAGAAGTAGCTGAAGTTAAAGAAGCTGTTGAAAAAGTAGTAGAAGAGGCTAAAGATGTAGTAGTAGCTGTTAAGCCTAAGAAAAAAAGATATTACAAGCCTAAGGCAAAAAAACAATAACTTTTAGTTAAAAATACTTTTAAGAAGGAGAGCATTTACTGCTCTCTTTCTGTATTTATAACAAACAAAAACCCTTATAAAATATGAAACCCCCTATTACATTCTCTCAATTCTCTAAAGACCCAGTTAAAGGTCTTTTGTTTATTGTTATCGTAGCAATAGGTTATCTTTATATTGACATCAAAATGAACTACTCTGGACAAGTAGGTAAATGCGATGACAATGTGGTTGTATTAAACGAAAAAGTGGATAAATTAACAGGCCACGTTCGTAAAAGTGATTCTACTTTAGGTTATATGATCAGTAAAGTTGAAATGCTTCAAATAATGCAAAATGGAAAATAAACGTAAATTTTTATTAGGTACATTAGTAATTATAGGTTTAACAGCGGTTTTAGCTCAAGATCAAAAACCTGTAAATCCTAAAGAAGCAGAACTTGAAATATTACTTCAAAAATCAGAGGAACAATTAAAAAAAGTCACTATGGTAGCTAAAGCTGTTGATGCCGCAACTACAGAACAGGTTGTTACAATGAAAGAAGATATTAAAATGTTACAAGAAGAAAAACAACAACTAACAACCCAATTGTATGAAGTACAAGCTGTCTTGGAAAATAATCCTACTGTTACTCCTTTCAAACTTGAGTCTGACGGCTCAAACAATTAATTATCCTTACGAGTTAATTAAAGGTAAAGATACAACTGTGACTATGCTTAAGTCACAAGCTATTTATCTTAACCAAACTATAGCTAAGCAAAGAGAAAAAATTAATCTATATAAAACTGAAGCAGATTCTTTAAAAACATCTAACTCAGAATTAGATAGTTTATTTTTTGGAGCAGGAAAATTAGCTATACATTATAAAACTGAATCTGATAGACTTAAAGTTGAAAATATAAAATTAAAAACTAGACTAAAAAATAGTGTTAGTTTAGATCTTTACATGGGTTCAGTAGGAATTACCTTATTTATATTATGGACTAATATAATGATAACTCGTTAAATAATATTTATAACAAACGTTGTGCCTAATAGTTGTACAAATTTTAACTTAAATCAATTAAACTATGGCATTTAAAGACATCTTTAAAGACAAAAACGACTACAATGAAAAAACAATTGTAGGCTTTATGTCTTTCTCAGTAATGAGTTTAGCAGCAATTGCTGATATTGTTACAGGTATTTTTGGACAAGAACTTGTTATCTCAGATACTGTATTCAATTCATTCGTTATCATTACACTTGGAGCATTCGGTATTGCAGAAGCCGGAAAGATCTTTGGAGATAAAAAAGAAGAGAAAACTTCTAAAGCTAAAAAAAGCTACAATTACGAAGAAGAAGAACTTGGTTAATTTAAAATACTAATAAAATGATATTAAAAAGAGGTGATAATAACGAGATTGTAAAAAAAGTACAAATCGTTTTAGGTGTAGATCCAGTAGGTAACTTTGGTCCAAAAACTGAAGAAGCAGTTAAAGCTTGGCAAAAGAAAAATGGTTTACCTGCTGATGGTGTTGTAGGTCCTGCTACTTTAGCAAAAATGGGTATTGTAGTTGAAACTAAAACCCCAGCTACAACATCTAAACCTACAACAGGAACTACTAAATATTCAAAAGAAAAAGTTGAAACTGCAGTTAAAGCTAAAGGATATAAATGGTTTGAAGGTAAAGATTACCATTTAAATATTGTTGGTGTTCGTAACTCAGACACAGGTCAAAAAGTAACTAATGCTTTTGATGACAGACTAACTCTATCCTACCAAGTTAATGGAGAATGGATCTACAAAGAGTGGATGAACACCACTGACCCAGGAACTAAAGGAGTAAAAGAATACCACAATGCAGCTGGAGTTGCTAGATTAGTAGAAGGTCAATATATTGATTCACATGCTTTAGGTCTACATCAAGGTAAATATGAAGCTTTGAGACAGCAAAAATCTGTTAAAGTTTATAGAGATCCTAACAGAGATATGACCTATGATGAAACCAAAATCCAAGAAGGTATCTTTGGCATCAATATCCATAAAGCCGGAGCAGATTCAACTTATGTAGAAAACTGGTCTGAAGGATGCCAAGTATTTAAAAGAGCAGCTGATTTTGAAGAGTTTATGGCTATTGCTAGAAAAGCTAAAACTGCTGGTTTTAAATCATTTACCTACACTCTTATTGAATCTAAAGATATAGTATGATGAAACTAAACCTCCCACTATTAGCAATAACGTCTTTATCAGCCGGGGTTACTTTTATGTGTTCTTATTTTATGAACCTAACCATGGCTAATTCTGATCAATATTTAGCTATAGTGGGGGTAATGTTTCTAGATGGTGTATTCGGTATGATAGCTGGAACCAAAAGAGAAGGATTCCAAACACGTAAAGCTATTCAAGTATTAAGAAATACATTTGCTTGGTTAGTAATCCTAACAGCTATTTTAATGGTTGAACAAGGCTTTGCTGGTACAGCTTGGCTTAGCGAAGTAATTATTGTACCTTTTATGGTGTTCCAGCTTATAAGTGCACTTAAAAATGCATCTATGGCTGGTTTTATCAAGGTGGGTTTATTAAATGAAATCCTTGATAGAATAGATAAACATAAAGGTATAAGAAATGAAGAACCTAAAGAATAAAATATTTCCATTTTTAATAGCATTTTCAGCGCTATCAGTATCTGCTTCGGCCGCTTTCTACTCAGTAAGCGGCCTTAGCAAACTTTTCGCGGGTGCATCACTTGAGGTCATTATTATGGCCTCTTCACTTGAAGTCGCTAAATTAGTTATAGCTTCCCTACTTTACCAGTATTGGGATTCAATTAACAAAGCACTTCGAGTATATTTAACAATAGCAGCGGGTGTACTTATCTTAATCACCTCAGCTGGTATTTATGGTTTCTTATCTGCTGCTTATCAAGAAACAGCAAATAAAGAAGGTATTGTAACTCAACAAATAAAAGCTCTAGAAACCAAAAAGGCACTATATGAGGAAACAAGAGACAATCTTTTAGCAGATAGAAAATCAAACAACGAACTTAGAGGTACACTATCTAAAGGTTCAACCACTCAATATACAGACAAAAATGGTAATCTAGTAGTTAGAACTAATAACTCAGCCATTCGTAACTTAGAATCTACAGCTAAAGAAAACGAAAAATTAGCTTCTAAACTAGATGTTGTAAATGATTCTATATTTGCTCTTGAAACTCAAATTCTAGAAACCCAAGTAAACAGTGAAGCAGCTAGCGAACTAGGCCCACTTAAATATCTTTCAGAATTAACTGGGGTAGAAATGAATCGTATTATTAACTGGCTCCTTTTAATAATCATTTTTGTATTTGATCCTTTAGCAATTGCTCTTGTAATTGCTGCTAACTTTGCCTTTAACCAATTACGTTCTAGAGAAGGATATGATATGTACAAAGAATATCCACTTGAAGAACAAGTTGAAGATATGAGGAAAGTAGTTAATTCATATGATGATCTACAAGAAGAAATAAAAGAATGGAATTCAACTTCAAATGATAGTTTAGAAGTTTTACCCCAAGATGAAGACCTAATAGAAGAACCTCAAATTGAAGTTAAAATGAGTGGTGAACCTTCTTTAGATATATTAAATGAAGAAATACAAGGAATACCTGTTATGGTTGATCCTAAAACAGGTAAACTATTCTACCAAACAGAAGACACCCCAGAACAAGACTGGAGAATTATAGACGAAGAAAAACAAATAAAAGAAGAAATTAAAAAAAATATTACATCAGACACTTTATATTCTCAAAGAAAAAAACAACAAGATAATTCTGATGATGGTATGATACGTTATTTTTAAAGTTTGGCTTATATTGAATCTTATGTTATATTTACAACAAAAATAAAAACTATGGATAAAGAAGCCCAAAAACAACGAGTTCAATTACTTGATGAACTAATGATTATCGTTCAAGTTATGGACGAACTATACCAGTATCACCCTGAAAATCCCAAATAAATTGATGTGGCGACAGAATTCAAAACATTGGCACTCCGCAAAGTCGAAATCGAATCAATCTTGGACGCCCAAGTCTGAAATTAAAGATTTAGAGGCTAAAAAATCTCTTAGTAAATTACGAGATATATTAAAAGAAAAACCTGGTACACTTGAAGATGCCTTTTAACTGTTTTCTAGATAATTTTATCACTCAACCTGAAGAAGTTGTAAATAAAGAGTTATCCAAATTACAACCTCTTAATTACAACCAATTTATGTGGTGGCGTACCCACGCTCAAAAAGGCCAACCATTAGGTAAAAGAGCACCACTAAAAGATCGTATTGTAAATGGTGATTTTGATTTTTCATGTTATTATTGGCAGGCACAAAACACTGCTATCCAAGCACGTAAAAAACTTAACTTAGAAAAGGATAATTACCAGGCTCAATATGAAAAAGTAACAGTTGATATAGCTCGTTATCGCCGTTTAATAGCTGATTATGAAAAAGAAGAATCAACTCGTTTAAATGAGTTATACGAAGCCTTTACTTCAGCATATAAAATTAGTCAAGAAGAACTAATTGATAAGCTTTGTAGTTGGTCAGGTGATATTTTATCATTTTACGAGTACATGGAAGAGTTTGCTTACAAAACCCCAGCTGAAAATAGAAAGAGTAAAAGAGGTCGTCCTAAAAAGCTTGGCTTAACCCAGTAAAATATTTATATTTACATCATGATTAAAGTATCTCACGAAACACCGTTATGTCTGTTAGATGATAGTCGTCTATTTAATGATTATGACTATTGCCTTCCACATTTGCTTGATCAAGAACAAGGTTATCAAGACTATTTCTTGACATCTAAATTACGAGGTCGATACATTATTATGGATAATTCACTTCATGAGTTAGGAGAAGCTTATGATGAGGAACGTCTTATGTATTGGGTTGAACAATTACAACCTAATGAATTTATTGTTCCTGATGTCTGGCAAGACCGAGACAAATCAGTAGTAAATGCTCGTAAATGGGCCCAATATATTTTTCCTGAAGGTGTAGAAAAAGTAGCTGTAGTTCAAGCAACTACATTACATGAAGCTGCTACTTGTTATCAAACCTATAAGGATTTAGGTTATAAGAAAATTGCATTCTCATACGGTGCTTCGTATTACAATGATGTAGTGCCTCACCCTAATAAAAATCTAGGCAAAGCATTAGGTCGCATCTCTGTCATTTCAGCACTTCATAGAATGAAAGTTATTGAAGATAATGATCGAGTACATTTATTAGGTTGTCAAGTGCCTCAAGAATTTGGTTGGTATCGTGGATTTAAATTTATTGAATCAATTGATACTTCAAACCCAGTAATGGTTGCTTTAGAAGGCACGCGTTACAACAATTCAGGTTTGACTGAAAAACCTAAAGCAAATATGAATGATTATTTTTATATGTTATCAGATCAAGTTGACTATGAGCTCTTGTCTCATAACATTCTAAAGTTCCGTGAAATCAATGATCTCTAAAAACAAAAGTATGCCCAAATTAACTGTAATAGAAAGAACTGAACGCATCTACCAAGTAGAACTTACTGAAGAACAGTATATTCGAGCTGAAAAAAGCGGCGAGGGTTGGAAGGAAGTTTATGAGGAGATGTATGATAAATTAGAATTAGTAGAGACAAAAGAAGGTCCGACTAGTAAGTTTATTTTAAGCGGTGATAAAATTAAATAGCGTTTGCCTATACGCTTACAATACCTGGCACATTAAATATTTATAATAAACATGGCAAAACACGTTGTAGTTTCGTTATCTGGAGGAATGGATTCCTCAACATTATTGCTTAAAGCAATAACTGAATTTGATACTGTAACCGCAGTATCATTTGATTATGGTCAAAAACACCGAGTAGAACTTGAAAAAGCTTGGGATTTAATTAATTACCTAAATAATCAAAATCAACAAAATGTTAGTTATCAAGTAATTACACTTGATGGCTTATCTCAATTACTCAACTCAGCTCCAGTAACAGGTGGAGATGAAGTACCTGAAGGACACTATGCTGAAGAAAATATGAAAGCTACAGTAGTACCTAACAGAAACAAAATCTTTAGTTCTATTGTCCAATCAATTGCTTTATCTATTGCAAATGAAAAAAAAGAAGAATGTTCCATCGCTCTTGGAATCCATGCCGGAGACCACGCAATCTACCCAGACTGTAGACAAGAATTCCGCGATTTGGATGATCTTGCTTTCCGCGCTGGTAATTGGGATGCTGATAGGGTATCATATTGGACTCCTTATCTTGATGGGGATAAATTCACTATCTTGAAAGATGGACTACGTTTATGTGAAGTGTTAGGTCTTGACTTTGATGAAGTTTATTCACGTACAAACACATCTTATAAACCCCTTCAACTATGGGTTCCATGTGATGATGCTAAAGATATGGATTGTCTAAAATGGTTTAGTGATTACAAATCAGCATCATCTGTTGAACGTGTGGAAGCGTTTATTAAATTAGGTCGTCCTGATCCTGTAAGTTATGCGGATGAAAATGGTGTTGTAACTTGGGAACACGTAGTAGCAGAAGTAACTAAAGTACTAGAAAGTCATGAGCGATAGAAGTAATATCTATAGAGATATTTTCAACGGTACAAATCAAAAACGTTGGGAAGAAGAACAAAAACAAAAAAATAACAAAATGAAAAAATTTGGAGATTGGGTCATGAAATATGGACACTGGAGTTTCTTAGCAAGCTCATTAGTTGAAGCATCAAGTTACCACTGGTTTATGGCAGCGGCATTTATGTTTCTTTTTATTAATTATCAATTTTTAGACAAACAATGAAACAATTATGGTATTTCTCAGCGGACTGGTGTGGTCCCTGTAAACAATTTGGACCCATTATGGATCAAATAGCAGCACAAGGCATCCCAGTTAAAAAAATTAATGTAGATTATACTCCTGATGTTACTACAAAATTTGGAATTAAAAGTATTCCTATAGTAATTCTAGTAGAAAACGAACAAGAAAAAGCTCGTTTTACTGGGGCTCGTACAGCACAACAAGTAATTGAATTTTTTAATCAATAATGGGAAGTTTTAGGTCAACAAAAGTATTTGATGGCTACTCAACAGTCTTTCGTCAGTGGAAAGCTGAGGGAACTCATTGTAAATTTCTACATGGTTATGGAGTAAGCTTAAAAGTATGGTTTGAAGGTGAACTTGACGAGCGTAACTGGGTATGGGACTTCGGAGGTATGAAACGTGCTAAAGGTACTATTGATGGTATGAATCCTAAAGTATGGATGGATTATATGCTTGATCATACTACAATTATTGCTGAAGATGATCCTGAACTAGAAGGATTTAAAGCAATGGATAAATTTAAAGTTATCCAACTTCGTATCATCCCAGCTACAGGAGCAGAACGTTTTGCTGAATACTTCTATAATAAACTAAATGATTTTATTCAAGCTGAAACAGAAGGACGAGTAAAAGTAATTCAAGTTGAATTCCGCGAACATGAAAAGAACACAGCATTTTATAAAGGATAATAATGGCACTAGGAAGAATAGAAGATTATAATAAGATTCTACCAATTGTAGAACTTTACACATGTGTGCAATCAGAAGGTAGCCGAGCAGGTCGTCCTACTGTTGCTATTCGTACAACTGGATGTACCCATCGTTGTTACTTTGGTGACGGAGGTTGGTGTGATTCTTGGTACACAAGTATTCACCCAGAAAAAGGTAAATACACATTCCAGGATATCATTAACATTTACAATGAAAATCCTGAAATCACAGAAATGATGCTTACTGGAGGTTCACCTACAATGCATCCTAAAATCGTAAACGAACTAACTCATTTCGCAAATGAAAGAGGTATCACAATTACTATTGAAACTGAAGGATCGCATTTTTTGGAAACCGATTATCCTATTGGTTTGGTTTCTTTTAGTCCTAAGTTTACTAACAGTGTTCCAACTTTGGGTTCTAAAACGCCTCTTGGAGACATTGTAGATGAAAAGTTTATTCACACTCATAATCGCTATCGCTTAAATAAAGATGCGATTAAAAAGTCAATGGATTACCATAGTGACTACCATATGAAAGTAGTTGTTAATCCTGAAG